AAATGCAAGATCTTCTCCTGAATCGCGCTCCTCTTTTGCATGCTGAACAATATCTTTCCAGACAAGTGAATCCCATGTCGTCTCACGATCTCTCCCTGCAACGTAGAAACTCATTCCTGTATAAAACTGTCCTCCACTTATATCGGCTGTAAAGTTATAATATTGATTCTTACGGAAAATCTGCTGAGTTCGGAATCCCATGACAATTCGTGCAACAGGATGCTCTCCATCTAATCGGCGCGTAATTGTTGCAACTCCATTGCGTTGAAGAGGTGCATAATCAATTGGACTCTGGACAAAATTGTTTTCATAGACGCGCTCAAAAGGAAGTGTAACTGATTCGTTTTTAAGACCTTCTTGTGTATCGCGGTCCATATATACATGACGTGTCTCAAGACGGATTGTGGGTTTTGCCATAAGATCTCTATTGACGGTTGAAAAACGAGTGGGACTCGCTTGGCCTACAGATGTTCGTATTTGAAAGTCTGTCCTGCCCCACGGTTTTGGCTTCTCTCGGCCATCCGAAGCTTCAACTAAATCCTCAAGTTTTCTTAAAATACAACGGATTCGGTAGGTCTGATGAGGAGCTAAGAGTCTCGTAAATCCACAGTCTCTTGCAACTTCACTTCCTGGAAGCGGAAGCGAAAGTCTCAGAAGTCCAGGTGTCGCATTTCTTCCAATTTCAAGTGCAGATCCATTATGTTTTCCTGTAAGTTCATTGTCTAGGAAAACTGAATTTAAGGATCCACGACTCCTGGAAATTGCATAAAGTCCATCTCCTGACCATTCTTGAAGTAATAGACGATCTTGGAAGAATTGTATCTTTTCAAAGAGAAAATAGGCAATTCCTTTTACATATCCATACGATACACCAGCTGTGTCTGTAATTACTGATTTTGAATTAATGGCATCATAGGGCTGAGGAATCCATGAGGGTAACTGGATGAGAAATGTTGGATCTACAATACTATCTCCTGCCATCTCAAATTCAAATTCAAGAGGTCTGCCAAATTCTTGTACCTGCGTAGGAGGAAGTATGCGTATTTCACTGATCGTAGGTGGCTGTGGAACATAACGATTATCATATGGATACACTGCACTTGCTTCATCTGCAAAAAAATAGAGATCTTTGTTTCCTCTCGAAAGAAGCTCATAGAGAGCACCTTCCGAAACAACGTTTTTAGAATTCATCTGTCTTCTTAGCAATACCTATTTTTTTTAGGCTAAATAAATTGTTAAATACTAATATAGAATGGAACGTGGTCTAGTTATGCTTTTGCATTCATTGATAATTGGAGTTGTACTGTATTGTATAATGGTATTTGGACTTAATCAACCGAATAATGTGGCTGAAAATAGAAGTATTTTAATATCATCGGTTGTGTTGATATATATGATATTATTTGGTCATGGATTGCCGACAAAATTAAATAATTTAATCTAAATAATATTCACTCATCTACTTCATTTTCACCAGTTCCGATTAATCTGAGAGATGCAGGAACCATCTTCTTTTTCGGTAAAATAAGTTCAGCCTTTCGTTCAAGTGGAAATGGGAAATCAAATAAATAACTCTTATATTCTCCATCCTTTATCCATTCGTCCATGTACTTCTTGACTTCTACGTATCCGGGATTCGTAACTCCAACTCGTATCTGTTTTAACTTACTTAGAATCATAACGGCTTCTTGTACTCTCTCAGCCTTTGTTTTATACAGATGATCAGACTGCTTTGGCATTAAAATTTGAAGGGATTTATTTCGTAAAAGTAAATACGAATAATGGAGTCTCTTAATATTCCTGGTCCTACAGAACTTGCTTCCCATATGAAGGCAGATCTTGCCGAAAAGAAGAATGCCGTTCATCAACTTATCCATACTGTCCTTACAAGCGCAAAGTGCGAAAAGAGTATCTTTGAAAATGAGTATCTGCACTGTAGTGTTGATATCATTTCACCTAATAAAATCCTTATCGGATTTCGTCTAAAAGATGGGTATCGGATTCTTCTAACTTCCGTTCTACATACGGAATTTCAGATTCTCAATGAACTCGGTTATACACACTGTATGTATTACGGTGATCATATGAATCTTTGGGTTACACTTACTTAATAATTAATAATTATTGATTCTTAGTACCGTATCGTTCATTTAGTGTATAGCAATTTACAGTGCTGCAATTAAATCTGCCGGCTGCAACTAAATCTTGAATCTCGTAGGATGTATATGTGTAAATTGCAGTGGTCAAAGTGCTCATAGGTGTTGCATTATTGTAGCCTGTCTGTGTTCTAAGATTTAGTGCCTGATAATTTGACCAGACTGCCTGAGATTGCTTTTTTTTCGTAAGTTCGCTACTGTCCATTTATTGCGCTCTATCATCCACTTTGAAATTCCGTGGTTAAAAGAAATGTGTGGGATTCTCGGATGGTTTGGAAAAAAGTCTTGTCCGGATATTACTAAATGTCTGGATTGTTTATCGGCCCGTGGTCCTGAAGGTGCGCGAGTCTTTCATTTACCTGGAACAGCAGGTCTTTTAGGATTTACTCGTCTCGCAATTAATGGACTCAATGATGCAGGCATGCAGCCATTTTCATTGACGACCTCATCGGGCCACTTAATTAGCTGGATCTGCAATGGAGAAATCTATAATGCAACCTCTCTCGCAAAGGAATATGGGCTTTCATTAAAATCTGGTTCAGACTGTGAAGTCATCGGCCACTTATATCAACTTTTTAAAGAACAAGGCAATGATCTTGCTGGTTTATTTCAGGCTCTAGATGGTGTCTTTGCACTTGTTATTTATGATGAGGCTGTTGGAAAGATTATATGGGCTCGGGATCCTTATGGAGTTCGTCCGCTCTTTTGTGGATGGATTACTGATAAAGAAATTGACTGTGATGCAAGTGATATTAAAGAAATGAATATACAGAATATTGTATATAATTACCAGCCCACTGCATTCTGCATCAGCAGCGAACGAAAGGCTTTTAAAAATGAAAGACTATTTTCTTTTCAACCTGGCTCTTATGGACATTTATCTGTACCTTCCCTTGAACAGTATGGTGAATTCCAGTATCATACCGTTCCTTGGCTAAAAAATCCTATGTATTCTCCATTAAATGGAGATGCAGGCCTCGTTGCTGCTCAACATGCAGTTCGGTTTGCTCTTGAAGCCGCTGTAAAGAAGCGAATGATGATGGAACGTCCTGTTGCAGCTCTTCTAAGTGGAGGTATTGATAGCAGTTTAATTGCTGCACTCGTTCAGAGGAATTTGAAAGAGGCTGGAAAAGGTCCTTTGAAGACATTTAGTATCGGAATGAAAGGAAGTACTGATTTATTCTATGCTCGTAAAGTTGCCGATTGGATCGGATCCGATCATACAGAAGTTATTTTAACGGCCGATGATTTTTTTGAGGCAATTCCTGATGTCATTCGCGACATTGAGTCGTTTGATATTACAACCGTTCGTGCATCTGTAGGAAATTGGCTGGTTAGTCGCGAGATCAGTAAAAGGAGTGACTGTAAGGTTGTCTTTAATGGTGATGGAAGTGATGAGGTCTTTGGTTCATATCTCTATTTTTTTAGAGCGCCTTCGGATCAGGCGTTTGAAAGTGAAGTTGGACGTCTTTTAAAAGAAATCCATTTTTATGATGTCTTACGCTCAGATCGATCCATTAGTTCGCATGGTCTTGAACCGAGAACACCTTTCTTAGATAAGCAATTTGTTGCAGTTGCAACATCGGTTGCGACCTGCTGGAGACGCCCTTCAACTTCAGCGAAGCAAGTTGAGAAATGGCTCTTGAGAAGTGCATTTGATTCGTCTGGTCTTTTACCGAAGGAGGTGATTTGGAGACAAAAAGAGGCCTTCAGTGATGGGGTGAGTTCCACTGAAAAAAGTTGGTATCAGGAAATTCAAGATCGCGTGATACCGTTGATTCCTTCTGACTGGAAAGATCTCAGTAAATTCTTTAACTTTTTACCGCCTATTAGTCCAGAGTCATATTATTATCGTATTCTGTTTAGCTCAATTTACGGAGACCTGAGTTCTTCTTCTGTCATTCCTGCATTCTGGATGCCGCGATGGTCTCCTGAAACAAAGGATCCCTCTGCTCGGACACTTTCAGGATATTCAATATCTACATCGTCATCACCGTAATACTTATCCTTTGACTTCCAAATATAGATATATAGAAATGTAAGAAGTGTAAAGAGAACTCCAGTCATCATTAGAGACCATACGAAGAATTCAAGATTCTGAATAATGGCTGAAAGTAGGAGAAGAGCTACTGTAAATAGGATGGCCTGCTTGAATGAAGTATATAAGACGCGCTCCATGACCTGCATTCGTATTTATACCTAATAAATGTAAGGCTTGAAGGGTCAAATTTGAGGCCTGTGAGTAAGTGTATTAAAGTACAAAGGTAAGGATGCAATGTCTTGGACGATGGACAAGTAATAAGCAAAAAGTGGATTTTCCAGAAGCAAGCCACTACTTTCTTGAGATGAGATGTACAACTATCGTGGAACAATCTGGATCCGATCTTTGTATTAACTGTCAGGATAAAATTAAGAAAGAAGGACTTGGTGTAAAAATGAGAACACAAACTGCCTTCTTGGGACGAGTCACTGAACCGCTGAAATCTAAAGGTTGTGAAGCGTGGCTGTTTGATACGGACCGATTCTGGAAATGGGCAAATAAACCAGGAAATATGCCGAGTCAAGTTGAATTAGAAATGGCGAGGAAGGCCCAAAGCTTTGCAAGAATAGGTACAGAGATGGGTAGGGAAAAGAAAGATAAGAAGGAAATAAAGGATAAAGAAATAAAGGATAAGGAAATTCCTCAGATAGCTATGCTTCATATATCAAGCGGACGCGAAGGAATTTACGACACTGTTCTTTCTAAGACCCCTTCTAAAACAGAGGCTCCTTCTAAGCCCATTATTGAACGAGGAGAAGTTCAGAAGGTGAAAAAGGCTAAGGCTGAGGCTAAGGAAGTTACTTCTGAAGTAAAGACTTCTGAAGTAAGTAAAAAGCCCAGGAAGCCTAGAGTTTCAAAACTCGTGAATACAGTCATAACTCCTGCAGCTCCAGTTACAAATGCACTTCTAAGTCCCAGTGCCATTGCTGTTGAAAGTCCCGATGAGCCTCTTGTTGCCGATGAAGTTATTGAAATTCAAGTACGTATTCTTGATATTAATGGAAAAAGCTATTGGTATGAACCGAATAAGAATAAAGTTTATGAGAAAGTGAAGGGAGAATCAATTGGAAAGTATCTTGGACGTTGGGATGCTCCGAATGAGACACTAGATACGACTTATGCGGATTCAGATGCAGACTGAATAGAACTTCTCATAGAAGAAAAAAGAGAATGTCCTCCGACGCGAAACAATGTCCATGGTGTGAGAGGTGGTGTTTGAAGGATACTGCGTGTGATTATATTTTTTCATGCGGCCTTGATACAAAACGCGGATTTGTTGTTGGAGCTGGATGTGGAAAAACATGGTGTTGGCAATGCGGAAAGAAATTCTGCGGCCAGTATTCAGATCCAGTAACAGGTCAGAAACTTCCTGGGGCAAGAGATCATCATGATGCGCATTGCTGTAGAGGAGAACAGGGTTTCAAGCAAGAAGACTATTGTTCTGGAGGACATAGTAGCCATTGTGGAAAACGCTGGTAAATTATCTTTTTATAGAAGTAGAGAATGTCTAAACCAAGTCAGTTTGCTGAAGGTTTAAATAATTTTAATGAGATAAATGCGAAAGCTGCTGCCGCTGCTGCCGCTGCTGCTGCTGGTGCTGGAGCTCCCCCTTCACATCCTTTAGGGCCTGCACCACTTCCATTTGGTATTACACAAGAAGAACTTGAAGAACCTTTTGGAACTCCAATTACTCCTCCTAACAGAGGTCTTGTTCTACCTGAAGTCCCAACCCCTCAGCAACAGGATTATCTAAAAAATATGGAT